AGTCCCACTAGTTCCACTAGTTCCTGAAGTTCCACTAGATCCATTAGTTCCACTAGTTCCTGAAGTTCCACTAGATCCATTAGTTCCACTAGTTCCTGAAGTTCCACTAGATCCATTAGTTCCACTAGTTCCTGAAGTTCCACTAGTTCCTGAAGTTCCACTAGATCCATTGGTTCCACTAGTTCCTGAAGTTCCACTAGACCCTGAAGTCCCACTAGTTCCACTACTTCCTGAAGTTCCACTAGTTCCACTGGAACCACTAGTTCCTGAAATACCAGAAGATCCAGCATCTAATTCTATAACAACCCCATCAATATCAACTCCTAAATATTTAGTTGCAGAATAATCTTGTTTTTCTCCTTGACCATAACCACTTATTACCAAATAATCCTTAGAGCCGCTTTGGTAAATTATCCCAGTACCTAAAGTATCTTCATCTTTCCATAACGAAAAATAATTTGTTTTCCCAGAACCACCCACTCCCGAAAACACATCTTCTATCATTTTCCACCGAGGGCCTCCTTGCTCAGAACTTAAAACCCAACCACCTGAACCTGTTGTATTTATAGAATCATATAAATAACCACTAATAATAGCATCACCATTAACATGTAAAAGATGCTTAGGTTCTAAAACATTTACGCCAACATTCCCATCATAATCAAAAGTAACATGAGTACCCCCACCGTTTCCAAATTTTAATTGACCAGTAGACCCATCATTTCTTATAGACCAATTAACAGGACCAGAACTTGGACCACTGGAATTACTGCTATAAAGCTCTAATACAGAATCTTCATTTTCAGCAGCAGCTATTCTCGCATAAACAGTATTATCTCCAGATACTTCAAAGTTTCTTGTTTGCCCTGTTGTGCCTACACCAACTAACCCATCACCCTGCCAAGACATTATAGCTTGACCAGAAGCCCAACCATCAGCTACTGGATTTACTGTAGATACATATAAATGACTTTCAGGCCCACTAGCAGAATTAAAATTACCAAAGAAACCAAAGTTAGTACGACCATCAGTAACAATTCTTTTAAAACCCAACAATCCCTCTTTGTCATCTGTACCACCTAATATGTTAACTTTTGAAGCTAATCCTGATACAGCTCCAGCTAAACCAACTTTCGATGCAGACAATTTAAGCGGAACATTTCTAGCATTTTCAGAATAAGTTAAAAATTCTGCACTACTCCCTAAGCTGCCAAGTATACCAATGCCAAAAGAAGATTCTATACTAAGAGCAGCCGTAGGTCCCGCTTGCGTAGGAGCAATAAACTGTATGCCAGCTACAGTGTTAGGATCAACAATGTTATTGTTTTCAACACCAATAAAAGTTCCACCAGATGGCCCAGTTGCTGTAGATGCTTTAAAATAAGCTACATAATTTGTATATGTTGAAGGCCTTGAATCTCCACCTACATAAAAAGGATATTCAGGATAATCATTAACACCTATCCAACCAGAAGTAAGATGCTGCCTAACAACACTATTTTTTAATGCTGCTGATCCAGCATTATCTGCACCAGTCCATACAGGTAAATATGTACCAGTACCCGATAAAGCATCAACAGTTCCACCACCAAGTTGCCATTCTACGCCCCCAGGAACAGAAGTTAATACATATCCACTTTCTCCTGTAGATCCATATAAATCATATAAAGAACCACTTAAATCTAAATTTCCAGAAACATACATGTTTCCAGATAAATTAAAGTCTCCACTGAAATAAGAATCTCCAGAAACGTGCAATGGATATTCAGGAGTTGCTACATTTAATCCTACATAATTAGAATCTAAATCTTGAAAAAGACTACCAGTAGTTAACGTATCTTCATCTGACCAAATAGAAAAATAACCAGATTTACCGGATCCTCCAACGCCAGAAAGAACGTCTTCAATTGATTTCCATTCTGGGCCACCAGTTTGAGACGTTAAAACCCAACCACTTTGCCCAGTTGTATCATTATAATCATACAAATGACCACTAATAATAGCATCTCCAGAAACATGCAATTTATGCTGTGGAGCTACATCTCCTATTGCCACATTTCCATCACCAGATATTAAAAACCTAGTGAAATCCCCCCTCTTTATGACAAAATTTTTCTCCTCTGCCCCTATTCTTACTGCAGTATTAGTTGCCGAATCAACATCTCTAAAATTAATATAAGCTCCAGTCTCGCTACTTTCAAAAAGAGAAACGCTTTTTTCATCAGAAAAAACATGAAATCTATTAGCAGGAGCCGTTGTATTAATTCCTAAATTTCCATTAAAATCAAAAGTCGCTACATCTCCAACGCTATCATTTTTAAATTTTAAATCGCATTCGTCAGTTCCTTCGTTGTAAATGGTCCAATTCACAGGACCAGTTGGCCCAGAACCACCACCGGCACCAATACTAGCAGCTCTTCTTCCCCCAGCATACAATTCCAGAGCTGCATCATAACCACTAGGAGAAAATATTCTAGCATAAACATTATCAATTGTTCCAGCCGTAGGGCCTGATGGTGCTGCATAATCTCCAGTACCTTTAATTTCTAAATATCTTACTGGATTTGTCGTATTTAAACCAATTCTATATCTTTCATCTTCATATAAAGCAGAATGAATTAATCTAGTTGTGTATTCTTGCCCGGATCCACTAAATTTAGGAATATAACCACTTATCCCAGAACCTCTTAGCTCATCTCTAAAAAATGTATTATATGCAGCATCAATCGCCCCAGTAGTAAAAATTATTGAATCAGACCAATCTGAAGTATTTCTTCCATGCACACTTCTAATTTTTAATTCATAATTTGTTGAATTATTTATTGGTACAATACAATATGGTTCTATTACAGAAACAACAGTAGATTGCCCAGTAAAACCTTCTCCCGTCCCGGTAGGGTAAGCAAAATCTATCCTTTCGGCTATTAAGTTTCCTGTTATTTTATTTTGATATTCGATTCCAGATACATTTCTATTTCCAGTGCTATGATCGTATGTGTAAAACCCCGAGTAAGAGCCTTTTTCTGGATAATAAACAAATTGAAAATTTTCAGGGTCGTAACTATAATTTAAGAAAAGTTTGTTTGTATCTAAAGATCCACCAGATACATATATTGTATCATATTGTTGACTTCCAGTAACAAATAGCTCATATTCACCTGTTGCATATAACCCAGATTTAATTATATTTCTTTTGTTTAATTTTACTACGTGATCTACCCACTGTATTCCACTTAAACCAGAAGGAGAAAAAACTGGACTATAATTCAAACCAGAATAATATCTATTTTTATTAATATCATCATAAAGATCATCAGCTGGAGTCCCTGAGTAAAGATACCCAGTTCCTTGGTCTATGGCTATGATATCATTTTTTGGATAAATATATTGAAAATTTATTTTATTCGGCTCGTATACCTTATCTTTCTCCCCACTTTGAAGAACCGATATTTGATACGTAGTTGTAGAATTATTTTTAGGAGCAGCCCAATGTAAAAACAATTTACTATTAACATGATTATTAAACTCATTATAATCAGATAATATTCCACCAGTTATTATATAAGGTTTTTGCTCAGAATAAAATTGAGATAAAGAGGGCGTTTGTATAAAACCTATATTAAATAAGTTTCCTGTTCCGTAATTATCATGAGGCAATAATTTATAATAAAAATGGTTTTTAACTCCTGGAGAAAACCCCATATCACTATTATTATAAAATGTTTTTTTATAATAAAGAAAATCTGGGTCTTGAAAAGCGGCACCAGTAAATGGTAGAGTAGAATACAAAAGTTCATATTTATTAAAAAACTGTAAATTAGAACCTTTGGGATAAAAAGATATTTTTTTATCAATGTTAACATCTACACCAGTCAAAGACGCTCTTTCGTATTTCAATCTTGCTACTACAGAAGTGTTATTATCATTTAAATCTACTAATGACAATCTCAATGCAAAATCAGTCAATTTTGAGGGTTCATTAAAAACCTGAGAGGATAAAGTTTGTAAATTAAAATTATTTTGTTCTATATTAAACGAATTAGCAGCTCTAGATAAAATGTAAGAATTTAAAACAAAACCATCTACAGTCATCAAATCCAACGTAAGACTTTTGATATATCTTACATCTTCTAACGAATCTTGTGTTTCAGTGTTATAAAACTCCCATTTAATAACATTTTCATGAAAATTATTTAAAACCCCACTAATAGAAGAAGTGACAGGAATAGAGCTATTATAAAACGTATCAGCTTCCGTAGTAAAAAAATTTCCAGTTAAATTTCTTATTCCTACATTGAAATTTTCAATTTGTGACTCGTCGTTAAATAACATTATAAAAGCTCCTTGTTTTTACCTATTCTATACACTAATGTTTCAAGCGTTACATTTTCTCGTATTTTGTTAGGTATAGCTATATTAAAAGTCTCTTTAACATCAGTTTTATACCACCTAAATGTAATTCTTCTCCCACATATTATAAGAGAAACTAACAACCCTTCCGTTTCATCAAATTGTTGTTGCGTTATAGCCCCTGACCTCAAAGCTTGATTTAAAGCTCGTGATGGATTAAATATATAAGATCTAAAAATTAAATCAAAACTTACTCCTATAGATTTTTCGGCTTGTACATAGTGATCTACAGGAGCTTGAAAAGGTTGGGAGCCGTCATTTCCATTAAATAAAGCTCTAAAAACAGCACGTCCTGCTTGTTCACTTACTTTATCTGCTGCATCTAAAAGTTCTTGAGGCTGAAAGTCTGATTGAGATAAAACTTCTAAAGAATTTTCATCTTCCACAAGAGTTGGCAACTCTAAAGCTTCATTAAAATCAATGTGATCAAATTTACTTCTATTATATTGTGTTGCTTCTATTTCAAATTCAAAATCAGGTTTTTCTTTTATAGAAGACACCCTAAAAGGTAAATTGTAATTTAAATCAGATCCGACCGCTTCCTCAAAAAACCATAAAGTAAATCTTTGTATCTGCGCAAAAGCTTTTCTATCTTTTTGGTTTGTAATGAATACTTTTATTTGAGTCCTAAAATCATCATCAGTTTCAGAAATTTCGACTTCATCTACTTTCAAATAGTGTATATAAGACTTTTTTGTTCCTTTTATTTTAGCTTTTTCAAATTCATCCGTAGTAGAAGTGACAACCTGAAAACCAACAATATCATTAGGTTGTATAAAATCATATCTATTGTCTAAAGTAATTATATGACCAATAGACGGATCAAACTGTGTCCTAACCACCCTACCAGCTTTAGGACCAGCAGTTTTAAATCTATCTGAAATTGTAATAACATCTCCTACATCTAAAAATAAAGCTTCTTGGCTAGTTGTGAAAGATACTAATTCTGTTTCTACTTGATTCGTTATTAAGAACCATTTTCCAACTCTTCTAGCTTGCCCTATTGAAGTTATACCAAAACCTAAAATTTCTTTTTCTATATATCCATAATCTCTAATAGCTTTATAATCTTCTACATATACAGTTTTATCTCTATAATTATCTGATGCATCACTATAGGTAACTTTACAAACAGTAAATTTTGTATCTCTACCAGCACTAAAATAATTAAAAATTCCATTCTTTACATTAGCGTTTGTAAAAGAATAAACTGGATCTTTTTTCTTATCTGTTGTAACGTTAACTGAAAAATTATTCCAATACGAGATGCCTCTAAAACAAGAAGCAATATTATTTATCAAATCAAATATTTCAGTAGGGTCTTGTAAATAAATATTGCAAGAAAATCTTGATTCTAATAAATTTGAAAATCCGCGTGAATTAAAAACAACGCTCATCTCAGCTGATTGTGTAATATAATTATCTGAAACATATCTAGGTATTACAGGTAACTCGCTATCAGCAAAATTCATATTGCTATAATTTTTATCCCCCCTAATAAAGGCTGCTACTTGATAAACAAATGTTGTTGCTTGTGCACCTAATGAAAAAAATGTCGCATCACCACGATTAACATTAAGTCTGGGAACATCACGACCATAAGGATTTTTATTTTTTGCAGCCGAATAAATCGGACCCATAAATTCTTGTTCAGTGATGGCTCCTTTTCCCAAACCTGACCTTAATTCTGTTATATACCTTTTAGCACCATCAAAAGAACCCATGATTTTTTCAGCTCTTATTAGTTTTCCTACAGTAATATTCGGAGAGCTAGGATTAGAATCTAATATTACAGCTTCATAATTTTTATATTCTATCTCGCCTTCATCATTTGTATATCCTACATTTATAATAGATACTACGTAAATCCGATAATCCACATTAACGGATGGGTCGTTTATAGAAGGAAATGCAGCACTCCACTGCCTAGCAGCCAGACTTTGATCACCAGATAACGGGTTTGCAAACCAAATGTTATTTGGATTTATCGTTCTGACTTTTACTGGTTCATAAAGACTTCTTCCTCTAGTTTGAACTTTTTCGTCACAATATTTAGCTAGTTCATAAATCGACCATTTATTTAAATACCATGAATCACTAGTAAATCTTCCCACTCCATATCTATTATTAGTTACTATGTCATATAAAATCCAAGCAGGGTTATTAGTCCATTGAAGGCTTGAACTGAAATTACCATCCCATTCCCCAAAATACGTTTTTGTTTCTGCATCATAATTATTAGGAACTTTAACCTTCAAAAGTTTCATCATATAACTTCTGTTTGGTACTTGAGAAACATTTCTCGAATCAATAATATTATGTATATAAGCGGAATTAGGGTAACTAAATCTAGATTTTTGATACTCAGTAATTTTGACTAAAGTAAGATCTCTTTTATCTCGTGTATAAGTCATAGGTATTTTTTTAGATATATTAAAAACCTTAATTATAAGAACTCTGCTCTCAATTGCGTCTACTAAATTTAAATTTAAATCAAATTCATAAGGAGAAGTACAACCTCCTGATAACCTAGCAAGAACAATAGCAAATGGCCTGTCATCACCTAAATACGATATAGTAACTGCTATATCTTGGTCTTTTGCTATAAGGGCTCCGTTCTTTTTTCTCATGTGGTATAATGCGCCTTGTTGAAAAGTAATACTTACATATCCTACATTCATATCATTAACTTCATGAGCAACACCAAAACCTCTTCTAAATGTGTCATCATCTAATAATTTTTCTATATCCTTAAATTCTGCGTTACCTCCATAAAGAATAGGATACCTATCGTCTTGCCTAAGGAAAACAAAAGGCCTATTAGTCATGTCAGGTAAGGGGCCTGGAGCAATGTCTCCTGCACTAGCAAATATAGCTGAAAGAACGGTATCAGAAACAAAGTCCCTTCTCACAGGATATAGTTTTTTACTATAGTCAGTCATTATTCCGACATTAAAAGGGCTAAAAGGGATATCACTTATGTTTGTCCCAAATCTGGTATAAGCCTCATCTTCAGATTCAGCAGTTGAAACTTGACTATCACCGAAACTATAACCTGCGTCATACCTTATAGAAACTCCGTTCCAATTGATTTGATTTGTATAAGTATCTTTAACTGGAATATCATTATAAAAAACGGCTTTAAATATTTCTTCACTGCTGTCAATACTTTCAATCGTAGGATCAATATCTATGTCAAATCCCATATCATCTACAAACCCTCTAATAGGCCCTTCTCCTATCAAGTCTGTAATTACCATCTTGGAAGCGGACTCTAGTAGAGATGTTGCTGCTTTTTTCTTAAATCCGAAAATTTTCCCTTGATTGCATTGACTAAGTAAATAATCTCCAGGAGTAGGCTCTAGATTCAATGTCCTCCTCATATCGGACGTCCCTTGGGTATATGGTTCGGACGAAAAGACTGAAGCAGACGGTCGAAAAGGTCTGTTATTTCTATTATTAGAATAAAATGTATCTGCCATAATATTATTAAGTTGTGGCTGATGTTGTATCAAAAGTGTATTGTGTCACATTTACCACAGGGGGAGCTATCCTTAACATTCCGTAACCCAATGGAACAGGAGTATTTCTCGCCGCCGTATTGACCTTGCCTTTTAATATGTACGAAGCAGTTTTGACATTTTTAGGGTCATCTTGGCCCATCATTTTTGCCATTAAATAAGAAACAGCCATACTTATAGCTATCATAATTATCACTTTAACAACAAAAATTACTATACTAACTGGATCTGCTAATGCAACTACAGGTATAACTTCTATTTTTTTTGCGTTTTTAAAAGCGTGTTCTAGATTATCTGCTTCGATTGTTTTACCGTCTATGACAAAAAAACATCCTGTTAATTTTTTTTTCATCAACTTTCGAAATTTTCTATAGATAGGTACGTTAGCCTGAAGATACTGACAAACTTCAAACCAAGAACTAACTTCTAAAAATCTAGGCTCCTTGCCCAACTTCTTCAAAATTCCATAAAAAACTATCTCTTTCATTTTTATTATTTACACTTAAAAATTTGTGTTTATCTAATACATATACCAAAATAGGTAAATCATAAACTTCTACAAAATTTAAATCAGACTCAGACAGCTCATCGCTAAAAAGGTGAGAATGAAAACAAAAAAGAATATCATCTTTTTTATTAATTATGTCTAGATAAAAATCTGGCCCAGGCACAAAAAAGTTTGAATTTAATTCTAATGGCTCAAAATATTTTATATCAAAATTTTTATTAACATACCCTCCCGCCTCGAAAGGATCATTTCTGTGGCAATACTTAGCTATTTTAGTATATAAAAAATTATGTTCTGTATTCATAAGGTCTAGTTCCAGGAAAACCACCGTAAGGTAATCTTATAGAAGATTTATCTACGTCTCTAGGAGCACTAATCTCCCACCTTAACCTGCATCCATAAAGATTTTTTGCGCATTCATCTTGAACCCAGTATTCTCGATTAAGCTTAGGGTTTTTATTTGCTGAACTAGTATGCGATTTAAGACACACAAACACAGATTTTATACCATCATTGCTTGATTCTTGCACAATTTCTCCCTCAAAATCATAAGCGAAAATAAGCTGCATATAAACATAATTCCCTGGAGCATAACTTACCCCTGGTTGCCACTGACCTCTGTTTGACAGATTTAATCTATAATCTGTAAGGAACGTTTTATTTTCAGCATCAGCGATTGGTTCCCCTCCAAATCGAGCCGGAAATCCGCTTTCCGTTTTAGCGAAATTTTTTCTACTACCCCAACAACATCCTTCACCTCTATAAAAAAAATCGCACAAATTATCATTTATTTTTCTAGCAGGAAGCCTTAAGTTTTCTAAATCTAAAGGAGACGCAAGCTCTAACTCAACTTGATATTTATTCTCTAATTTCTTTTTTGCTATTATATAAAATTCTTTAAAATATTCTTTTCCATAACCTGAACTTTCATTAAATTTATTTATGTAACCCCAAAAAGGGTTCAAACCTTTTGGAAAATTTACATCATCAATATTTTGAAGCATAACTTTTTTTCTTGTAACTTTTGATTTATTTAAATTATCTTTGTTTTTTATATATTTAGTTACTATACTATCTATGTTTGCAATTTTTATGGTAGGCCTGGGCGACGATCCTGCAGCATTTTGCTCTGACCCTTCGAACTCTATCGGACAAGGTAAATATTCTTTTCCATGAAAAAATATGCTTTTATCAAAATTTTTTCCCGCATGAAGATATAAATATCCAACCGATACATCTATATAAACCTCAAAAAGCTCTAAAAAAGTATCTGGGTTTAATGTTAATATTGATTTTAAATCTGATACACTCATAAATTTATATTTTTATTCTGTTTAGTCCTCTACGGTACCCATTCTTCCCCAAAATATTTCAGTACTTTTAGTTCCTCCTTTATAATATGTTCCTGTATTAGGAATTTTTTCTGCCTCTGGAAAAACATAAGTTTCCTGCCTTAGATTGTCTCTATATAAGTACTTTCCAACCCCTGGTAATATTTCTGAAGGAAATGTAGACCCATTGACATAAAAAGCTTGAGGACTAGGATTATCTACTGTACCAAAATTACCATCTATGTATTTTCCAGTAGCAGGGTTGCAAGCTCCTAAGAAAAGCTTTCTTTTTGAATATTTAGCAGTTAAATTATCAAGGATTACATCTATAGCATTTTCCATTGTATAATTTGATTGCTTATCTCCTATATTTGTATAAGTAACAACGTCGTATATGTTAAATTTTAAACAATCCCAAAAGTAACCTGAACGAGTAGTTCTCCTATCTATTTCTAGATATTTTCCTGTACCCTTCGTCGCTAATTGAGTTTTATTAATGTAATTTCTTCCCGTAAGTAATGAAAGCGGAGGACGGGTTTTGCTGTTCCAGTACGTTAATTTATCACTACGAACAAAGCCCTCATCAGCAACAAAGTCGCCATTTGAAAGATCAGGATAACTATTCATTCTACACCAATTATTAATGTATAGAAATTGTGATTGGCCTACCTTTAAGTTATCGGCTGTAAATCCTCGATCTCTGGTTTTTTTGCTAAACCAATCGCGTGTCAAAAGGTTTTCTTGTTTATAACCCACATCATCGCAACCCCAAAAATAAGTATTTGTAACAGTATTATAACCTTGATATATAATACTTAATTTATTTTTATTCCAAACTCTCTTTTCATCAAAACCAGAATAAGCTCCAATATCATAATCAGATCTCTGCTTAGTTCTTTCTATGTATACATTTCTTTGTCTTTTAAATGTGGCTTCTACGATGGCTTGATTCAAATTAAATGTTTCTCTTGTCCTAAGTGGATATACGCCCATTAAACTATATGGATCACGAGGATCTGCTGTAAGATCACTCAAAGCAGCTCCAGTATAATTCGTTGGTTCCCTTTGCCACATTTCAAATGAAGGCATATGTGACCAATCAAATTCTCCGCATGTATCACTATATAATCTTAAAACATTTTTAGATTCTCTTATTGCAGGATTCACTCTAAAAGAATCGTTTGGACTAACCCATCTACCGACTTCTAATCTAAGGGCATTATATTCATTATACTGAAGCCAATGACTTAATTGTTCACAGCCACCACTAAACCCAGTTTTAGAAAATGAAGAGAAAGGAAAATTACAATAACTAGCCCCATTCATAACATCAGAACCCATAAAATAAGGCTCACCATTAGTCACATCAAAATTTGCAAACTTTGCATCCTCTGCCCACCTGGTAAATCTTTCTCTTGAAGGCACAGGAGGTTGTACATATTTATTATAGTACATCTCGAAATTACTATCCATATAACCACTTAAAAATCTTCCCGTATCCCTCTGCTCATATAAAAAAGTATTCAACGGATCAGAATTATCTAACAAAAACCATTTTAAATTACTATACCCATTTCCACCATCAGTAAGGAAGTATAGATCATCATTCAAATTATTTAATTGCTCTGTGTAAGTATATTGACGTCCAGTACGAGGGTTTAATAAATCGGGATCTAATTTTCTATCTTTATCATCATAATCTAAATCTACCACATAAAATGTTAATATATTGTCATAGCTTAATTGGTCTTTTTCTTCAATACTCATTCGATACCAATCTATTGCTCCTGATAATGGAATTCTTATATGCCCACTACTGGGAAGTTGATAATAAACATGTTTATCACCTCCAGAAAACATATCTGCCCCAAAAAAACCCACATTGTTATCGTCCATTAGAACGGTTCCATCAGCAATTTCTCCACTATTACCACACATAAATATAGCTGCGTCAGCATTACTTATAACAGAAGTACCTGTTCTATAATCACAATATCCATAAAAATGGTCCCCCGACCAATCAAAAAGCCTAATATTGTTTTGAAATTCTTTTGCGCCACCACTACCACTTATATAAATACTCATCCCTGTATAATTATATTGTGGATAAAGATCAAAAAGATCAACAGCGTTTTGATATCTTAAATTATTTACTATAATTAAATTAGTTGAATGATCATAAGTAAAATTACAAGGGAAAGCGAAATTTGGAGTCAATATTGGGGTGACCCTTCTTATGTTTTCTGCGTATACACCATAAGCATTAGAAATTTGTATACTGTCATTCTGAATATTAAATACATCAGTCGGGAACTCAGGAATATAATTAAAATTTATTTTGCTAGCCATTAGAGTAGCAGGAGTTGAGCTGTTATACCTTTTTCCTGTTACATATTTTATAGCAAATCCTGCTTCAGAATAGTATTGAGATGCTGGATCCAGAAAATCTCCTTCAGAATCAACATAATTAGTCCTACTCAGAATTGCCCCTGTTGCAAAAAGCCCAAAATCTACTAAATAACCTGGCCTACGAACGACGTAAGGATTTTCAATCCATTCATAAGCACTCCCCTGCCACCATTTTGCTGTTTGTTTATTTATTTCATATAAATTACGATTAAAAACGTTAGTATATCTGTCAGCTTTAAAACTATGTAAAAGATAATTTAACTCTCCCGCTTCTAAAAATTCAGGATCTTCATCATCTTCATCTTCTGCATCTTCTTCTATAGTAGCAGGTAGTCTCAGAACATCATCTTTAAATCTATACCAAAAAGGGGGCTTACCTCTTTCTCCTAAATCCCCACCTTTTCCCCCTTTAAAAAGGAACCATGAACTGCTGTTAGTATTTTCTTGAGGCGCTGAGTCAACCACTATAGGTATAGATTTAACTTCAAGCCCCTCAACAGAAAGTATGTCGTTTTTAATTAAGAATGGCATTTTATATTATATCTTTGTTTTTAAATTTTTTTAATTTATTTTATAAATCGCTGACTACAGTACTACTTTCTGATTTTGATTGCGCTTGTATGTAAAAATTATCTTGAAGCAAAAAAGGAACAGCCAGAGAGTACCCTTCAGAACCAAATTGGCTTGTAGGTGCTTCCACAAAAATTTTAGTATCTATATTATCAACTGCTGAACCGTCAAAGATTTGTGAAGGGTAAGAATACTGAATTGTATCAATTATTTCATCTTGTGGATTAAAAGTTCCTGCACCAAAACCTCCATAAATTTGAAATTTTGGATCTTCAAGCGTACCAAAAAAAACATTTTGAAAATGCCCTGTATTCTTCAGTCTTGTATCTATCGAACTGCTACTCATCCCAAAAAGCTGATTAAATCTTGTTATATCATCTGCTTGTTCACCTTGTTCATAAGTCCTCGCAAAAGAAAATCTATTTTCTTCGGTAACAGGTGTCTCTAACCCTTCTCTTATAGGTGTAAAAAATTTATAAAAAGAACCCGAAGGTAGACTTATTCCTCCCCCTCCTCCTCCTGCTATAACAGTAGAAGAATTTACATTAAAATCTATACTTCCCGAAGCATTAATATAGATTGCGCAGTTTCCATCTGAATCGCTCCTTCCAGCAGCGCCTATAACTGCTGTATTTTGCAAGAAAATAGTTAAACCGTCGTCTATATCAGTGTAATCTCCCGTTATAATCAAAGCTCCCGTATGAGTATTATCTGGCCCTGCAGATCCAATTACTGTTCCATTCAGAAAAATAACATTAACCCCAGAATAGTAATGCAATCTGTCTCTAAAAGTTCCATTTTGTCTTATAACATCAAATATATCAACATTATATAAGTTAGTATTATAAACAACAATATTTTCTACATGTCTTCCCCAATTTAAAGGAATGGGATCAGGAGTCCATCCTGAAATCACTTCAGGATTAGTTAAACTATCTATTATTCCATACCCACCGGTAGCATAAGTATTTTGTGATGAAGCGCTATAAGTAATATTTTCTCCTCTTACCCTAATATAATAAGTTCTAAGCTGTTCTACGTTATTAATCGTAGCTTCATATGAATGATTTAATCCACTTAAATTTCCATATATACCATCAACTATGGAAGGATCTAATCTTTCTACATCTACAGTTGATCCTGTTGCTGCAGCAAAATCATCCTGTTCGCTCATCTCATAACTAAAACGCTCGAAAAAATATCCAGTGGGAGGAGGTCTCCAATAAAGTTCTGTGCTTAATACGTCAGTGTCATAATCATATGATGGATAAGCTTGAACATAATTAGGAAAACCTAACCAACTAGAATTGGGACCTGTAGCAAAATAAGTAGAAGGGTTATCTGTTTGAATTGCGTCGGATCTTCCTGTCAATTCAATAATTACATCTGGGCCTCTATCTCCAAATTTTATCGCATATTGTTTTAGTGGTAATTCACTTCTATACCTAAATGGTCCACTTATAACCGGAACTAATTCTTCGGCAATATCTTCTGCAGTATATTCGATATCAGTTAAATAATAAGTAAAAGTAATTACCCCCGAAGACCCAGGAGGAAACTCGTTTTCAATTAAATTTTCTTGACCATGATCAAATATATCTATGTATTTATCTGATTTTTTATCAAAAATTTTATATGTAGATACATCTTGATTATCTACAGCTGTAAAAGTTATAACATCACTGCCACTATTAACAAAATATAAATCTTTTGAAACAGCAAACCCAGAAGGAACGTAACCAAAATCAAACCCATCTTCTGGAGTATAAACAGGGCCTTCTATATTATAATCAGTAAAGCTTTCTACATTAAAAATAGGTGGATCAGGAAGCCCATATACCACTTCAATAAAATTAGCACTGATAGTATTATTATTTTTAAAGTTGTAAGTATGGCTCCAATTTGGACAGACAAAGTTTTTGATTCCCGTAAAATTCGGTACTCCCCCAAATTCAAAAACATCTTTTCCTTGGTGTTCTTCTAGGTAATGCAACAGAGCTTTAGCTTCTTTATCTGATCTATTATTGAATTTTAAATCTAAAACTAAAAGGTTTGCATTATTTCCATCTAGCTGGTATAAATAAAACTTGTCTAATAAATTTTTGTAATTTCTAGATTTCGTATCAACGCTATTAGACATGTCCGGTTTAAAATAGAACTGCTTAGTAAATTCTGAACTTTCGTATGGATATCTAGCTCCAAACGAATAAATTCCAGTCATATACCAGCTTTTTATAAGATTAGCTCCCCCTTCAGTTAAATAAACATAATCATGTCTTCTGTATTCTTTATCAGTTTTGTAAATTTGATCTGACGTATTCGGTATTAATAAACCGTCCCAGTATGTAGTAGACAAAAAAGGGCTATCAAAATTTACAGTTACTTTATTTGAATTAGCATAAATGTAATTCGTATTTACATTTTCTATGTAGCCTGGAACTCTTCTAGAATAAGGAGGAAACAAGCTTAAATTTATTATCTTCTGGCCTTCAGAAGGATTTTCCTCGGAAAGCAAAGCGTTTGATTCATAAAAATGAACTATACTTTTAGCTTCTAAATCAGTAACTCCATCAAAATTAAGCTGAGCTTTTAATGTGAGTGAATTTGTATTTCTAGCTGCATTATATAAGTAATTATCTCCGAAATAAATTGAATATAAATTACTTTGAAAAGAAACAGTAGATCCGTAAGTCGGGGTGTAAAACCATTCTTGAGTCCAATACCTTTTGCCTCCCTCGGCATCAGGTCTAGTATAAAAATAAGCATCATCTCCTGAAATGTTTTGCAAACAATAATAATATCCAGTTTGAAAAGGCCGATTAACGGTTTCAGTTACTCCGTTTTGAGTATGAGTAGCAACAGGTATTCCCGTATAGTAAACAGGCTGATACCTATAAAAACCAGCACCTGTCTCATAATAAGGAATATCAGATAAATTTATATTAAAATCATTTACGCTTTTCATTATTATATGGATTGTGGATTAGATGTATCATAACCACATTTATTTTCAAGGTCTGATATAACCTCCCAATCTACAAATATATTATATGCAGGAGCATTTTCTGCTTGAGTTTGAGTTAGTGTTTCATTATTATCTGCAAAGGTTGATACTATAGTTAATTCTTCGAAATCTAATGCATTAAACTCCCCTACAGAAACAAAAGCTTGACAAAATGTTAATTCTTCTTGTGGAACTTGGGAGGAAGTCGCCTCCCCACACTCACACTCATGATTTTTAAATTTAGCAAATGCAATTAAAGCCCGTTCACTCACCTGTTTCACATCCCTCTGAAAGCTCCCCTCTTCTTCAGAATAAGCAAAAACCTGCCATCTTGTTGTTGTAGTATTGTTACACTG